TTATTGTTTAAGTAACGCTAGTTGGTCTGAGGGCAGCAGATTCTCATCCTCGGGCTTTTCCGCTCCGCTCCGAAGCACGCCGAGCGGCGGCAGCCTGATCAGCGCATCAGCCTGGGCGGCCGTTCCGTGCAGCCAGGCATCCCAGTCCTGCTGCTCAAGCATCACGACGCCGCGCTTTTCCTTGCCGGGCCGGTGCATCAGCGCGAGCACTGGGTCGCCGTCTGCAGGCTGCGTGATCATGGTGTAGTTCGGGACAAGCTCCCCGGTCTCCGGGTCCGTCCATTCGCTATAGAGCCCGGCCAGGGCCGCCGGCTGCCCGTCCGCGCGCTGGAACGACCACCACACATTGCGCGACCCGAGGCCCCAATACGGCTCGATCCACGACTCGGCGGGGATCAGACAGCGCTGGCCGGCTCGCCATGCAGGCGCGTACGTCCAAGACTTCGCGATGGTCTCGCGCCGGGCGTTGTTCGTTGACATGGGCGTCCCGTCGCGGGTAGTCGGCCGGCGCGTGGGAGAGCTGCGCGGGATCATCCCCCACTGCCCCACCTCAATCTCGCCACCGGGCTTGATATACGGCCCCAACGCCAGCGGCGTAACGTGTGGCTTCCACCACCTGTTCGGCGCCTGTCGGCCGATCCGAAAAACGCGCTCGATCTCGGTCTCGCGTGGGGTGTTGTATCGGTTGCAGATGATGACCTCCTGATGACCATCCGGGATTGTCAGGAGTACATGCTAACTTTCGAGCATCAAAAAAACACTGTATATTCAAACAGTGTTCTGCGAAATCATCGAACTCCGTCGCGCTGGCCTCCGTCTGGCGCCTAAAGACTGGCCAGCTCCCGTCCGGGGGGATCTGCGCATCACTTACTTGAACGGGCGGTCCAACAACAACCGACGCAGCATGCGAGAGGCGGCGCTGTGGGTTGAGTGGAGCACGCATATGGTCCCGGGTCCACACCTGTGGGAGCCAGTGCTTCTGGACATCCTCGGAGATGCAATGCTATGGCGCGGCCACGTATGCGCCCGCACCGATGCGGGTATTGCTGAATATGAGCAGGTGTGGCTGATCAGACCCTGTCCATCAGTCGATGGGCCGCCCCTTGCACAGTTCGACGCCGCTCGGTTTTCGCCGAAGCTACCAGAGACCATGCCACCCCGCTCCGAAACACCCAGCGTCGCTGAGCGGTGGTACGCCGAACAGGGGCGCGAGATGCCCATGACCCGTTGAGGAGCCAGTTATGCATCCGCCGCTGATCTATCCGACGATTCTGCGTATGCACCCCTGGTTTGGCAGGCCAGAGGAGGAGTTACTGCCTGGCCGCCCGGAAGAGTACCGAATAGAACAGCAGGCGCCCGACTGGTTCGTCGTTTTTGGACCCGGCGGCCAAGTCGTGCATAGTGGACTAGGGCCGGTGCAGATCCTGCCGGTGCGTCATGCCTGACGGACTCACTTGGGATGGAGTGCCAGTCCACCCCGGCTGGTATGCCGTCGTAGTGGACTACAGCCACCTACCATTTCCAGCCGCCCGGCGCTGGTCCGGCACCCTCTGGGACAACGAGCGCGGCATCCAAGCCTTTGATGGGCCGTACCCCACAGCTGAAGATGCTTTGGATTGGGCAATGGAGTGGTGCCCAGAGGGTTGACTCGGCCGCAAAAGTCAAAACAGCCCGACGGGCTCCGCAGCACGATCCCAACTGCTGTAGACCAGCTCGGTGCGCTGCACGCCGCTGCCGCCGCCGGCCACGATGTACGTGATCGGCACGACCTCGACGTGCAGGCCAGCGAAGCATTCCCGAATGGCCGGATGGTCGTTGATGCTCAGCACTGCCTTGCCCTGCAGGTTGCGCATGCGGTCGGCCATCGCCTCGTATTCCGCCCAGGGGAAAGGCACGCCGTACCCCTCGGTTTCCCAATACGGGGGGTCCAAATAAAACAGCGTGTGTGGCCGGTCGTACCGCTTCATGCAGTCTTGCCAATCAAGGCGCTCGATGTAGGCACCATGCAGCCGCATGTGGGCCGCACTCAGATCCTCTTCGAGCCGTAGGAGATTCACCGTGGGGGCGGGCGCGGTCGTGGCCGTGCCCCACGTCTGACCGGAAACCTTGCCGCCGAAGGCTTGGTGCTGGAGGTAGTAGAAACGCGCCGCGCGCTCGATGTCGGTCAGGGTTTCCGGCCGTGTGATCTGCAGCCATTTGAAGACCTCGCGCGAGGACAACGCCCACTTGAACTGGCGCACAAATTCTTCGAGGTGCCTCTGCACGATCCGGTACAGATTGACCAGCTCGCCATTGATATCGTTGATGACTTCGACCTCGGCCGGCGGGCGCATGAAATAGAGCGCCGCGCCTCCTGCAAAGACCTCGACGTAGCACTTGTGCGGGGGGAAACGGGGCACGATGACATCGGCCAGACGGCGCTTGCCGCCAAGCCAGGGGACGATAGGGTTCGCCATGATGGGCTCCAGAGTTTGATATATTGCCCCCGCCTGTACAGGTGGACGGGGCCTCGGCTGGGCTCACAGGCGCGTTCTGTGGGTTCGGCGGCTTGGTCGGTGTTACAGCACCGACCCGGTCGCCTCGTTCTTTTTTTCAGGGGGCCAGCAGGCCCCGGTCGACGTCGATCTGGGTGCGCAGCAGCACTACCTCATCGTCTCGACGTGCAAGATCCGCTCGGAGTCCTGCAACCACTGCTGCCCCGCTTGCAACGTGCTGAGCGAGGGCGCCGTATCGATCTGCAAGATCGCGGCCGGCAGCGGCGTTGGCCTGGGCTTGCGCCCGGGCAGTGGCTGCGCTGCGTTCGGCGGCGAGGCGCAGCCGCTCAACACGGTCGAGATCAGCGCGCACAACAGCGTCGCGCGCAGGGCGGGCCTGGGTGAATGCATCGGATGCCTCCTGGGTTTGTGCTGCGTGGGTGGATTCGGATGTGGCGAGCTTTCGCTCCAAGGTCAGACCCGCGACGGCCTGGCCGGCCACTTGCTGGGCCTGGGCCGCGATCAGGCGCTGGTGGGCGAGCTGCTCGCCGTGCAGGCGCCAGGTCTGCAGGGCCAGCAGTGCGGCCAGCACCAGGGCGCCGGCCTGCCAGGCCTTGGACTTGATGGCTTCGAGCATGGCTACACCCCCAGCCACGGCAAGTACTTCAGTCGCCTGGACAGCAGCGGCACGGTGTTGCGCACGTGCTCCCGGTTGATGTCATAGGCGCTTTGGCCATAGCCCTGCCACTTCTCGCGGCTCTTGACGCTGTGCAGCTCGACGTGGCCGAACCACTGGTCGGCGTCGCAGCCTGCCCGCAACGTGCACAGCTGGCGGTCCTGCTGGAGGTGGCTCCAGCCGCCGTTGTATGCCGCGTCGCAGAAGGCCACGCGCACCAGTGCATCAAGGTCTGGCGACAGCGCCTGCAGGCGCGCATCGCAGCCGCGCAGCTTGATGATCGCCGCGCGCACGCTCAGCTCGGGCCGCTCGTAGACCGACTGCCAATCCAGATCCTCGAGGGCGGATGGGGCCATGCGCCGCACTTCGTCCAGGCTGTCAAAGCGCAGGGCGCCGCTCTTAGTCCATGCGCGCGTGAGCTGGGCCAGTCCGCCACCCTCTTCCCGCGAGGTCTTGAGACGCGCGGTCGAAGACCAGCACATGGAGTGCGTGAGCGATCGGCAGGACTCCTGCTCGAACAGCGCGCCCAGGTAGCTGCGGCGGGGGATCTTGGGCCAATGGGCGTTGATCTCGTCGACGATCATCGGCGCCATGGCCTCGGCCCTGGCCAGGCCGGCGGGCTGGCGCGCCTGCAGTTCGCCAGCCTGGGCAAACTGCGTCATCGATGCCCAGACGATGGCCACGACCATGGCGCCACGCAGCACGCACAGCGCAAGAAAGGCCAGCCCGGCGCCGATGGGATGCTCAAGGGCCTTGATCCATGCATCGCGGCCGTGGGCATAGTCGGCCATGGCCTTGGACGCACTCAGAGCCACGGCCACTGCCACGGCGGTCCACGACAGCCACAGCAGCCGCACCACGGGCTCGCGCCAGCCGTTGGGACCGAGGGAGTTGATGACGATCACAGCCAGAGGCAAGGCCAGCACGGCCCACCACCGCCAACGCTTGAGGGGATTCACAGGGGACTCCATTTCTTCAGGACACAAAAAAGCCCGCCGGTGTTGCCACGCGGCGGGCGCTGAAAAGCGGATACGGATCTAGACGTCGATCCGGGTGTAGACGAGGTCCGGGGCCGGCCCCGTCACGGCGCCGCCGCGCACGAACACAGGCGTGCCTGCCTCGATCTCGAGGGGGTTGTTGACGATGGACGTGCCACCGCCCGGGAACTCCACGCGGGCCGTGGCACCGATGCGTGCCACCAGGGTGGCATAGAGGACTGGTGGCTCGGTTTGCAGCCGCTGCAGGCGGCGGAAGAGATTGATGATCATGCGATAGACCTTTCGACATCGAGGGCCTGACGGATGGACGGCGCGTCGACCGAAACAGTGATGCCTCGTACCAGCCCCCGCCAGGTCTCCTCAGGCTCCTGCACTTCGATCAGGTAGCCAGGCAGGATCAGCCCAGGCCGGGTGCCGCCTGTGAGCAGAGGCACCGTGATGGGCTGCTGGTGCGTGATCGCCGACGCGGCCAGCACGGATTGCCCGCGCATCCGGGCCGCGACTACCTCAGTGATCAGCGCATCCGTGATCTGCGGGGCGAGCCGGTCGCCCGCAGAGCCTGCACGCGTGACATGGCCCAACGGCCGCCCCGGCGCCGTGCCCGCGATGTAGACGGCATTGAAGTGGGCCGCTTGGGCCGGATGCAGGCTGTCGGCGGTGATGATCTGCCCAGGCATGACAACATCTGCAGGCGCACCGGCCCAGGCCCACGGAAGATGGGGAAAACGGGGTGCGATCTGCAGCCGGGGCTCCGACCTGTGGCTGCGCACCACGGCGCCGGCAGCCTCTGCGATCCGCTGGGCCACCGACAACGGCGTGCCGCTGTGGCTCCACACGTTCTCGGGCACCAGCCAGTCGTCGATCTGCCAATCCAGGCCGATGCCCGTGAGGTCGAGCGCATCGAGCACCAGCTGCTGGGCAGTGCGCGGCACGGCGCTGGTCCAGTCCGTATCCGCAAACGCAGGCGCGGACAGCAGCGAGGTGATGCTGCGGCCGGTGAGCTGCACAGCATGTTCGCCAAACTTGCGCGTGCGCGATGGTGGGTCGACCAGAAACACCCACTGTATGCCATCGATGGTGACGCGGATCTGCTGCGGCACGCCCTGCCGTGGCGCCAGTTGGTCCAGCAGCGAAAGCTTGCCCGAGGCCGTCATGGTCCAGCCGTACTCGTCGTCGTTCGTGGTGATGCTGATGGTTTGCAGCGGCACGCGCTCCAAGCTGGGCAGCAGCACCGCATCAATGGTGTGGACAGTCATGTAGACCCTTAATAGCGGAATGACATAGCGCGGCGGCTCGGGGTTGACGCCGCCCTTGCAGCAGAAAAAGACCAGCTCGGTGCTGCCCGTCCAGGCCTGCGCAAACACCAGCTCCACGGCGCCCCCGGGCGGCGGCACATAGCACGGCGGCGGCTTGGGCGGATCGACCGGCCGGCCCGGCGTGATGCCCGGCGGCGGCACCATGGCGTCCTGATACCGCGCACCGCCCATGACCACGGCCAGCTGCAGGGCGTCGCCCATGCTGCTGGTGTGCCAGGCGCCCCGCTGCAGACCGTCGCCGAAGGCCTGCACGGTGGCGTGGCGCACGCGGATGGCTTCCTGGAATCGCTGCAGCACAGCCGTCTGAGCGGCCAGGGCGTTGTCCATGCCCTGGCGCGTGGCCAGGTGCACGCGGATGGCTTCCTGCCAGGCCTGGGCGGTGATGCCCGCCACGGCCAGGGCGTTGCCCATGCCCTGGCGCGTGTCCAGGCGCAGGCGCTGCGAGTCCTGCCAGTGGTGCACGGTGGCCGCGCCGACAGCCATGGCCTGCCCGCCACCGATGCGCGTGGTGCTGCTGGCCACGGCCGACTGCTGGTAGACCGACACCAGGGCGCCGCGCGCAGCTGCTGCCTCTTCAAACCCTGACAGCGTGCCGCCCACGGCCGGGCGGTCGGTGCGCGTCTGGTAGACCGCGCCGAGCGCGACCCGCGCGCCAGGCAGCCGGATGGCAGTGGCAGCGGTCTTGCGCCGCAGGGCACGGATGCCTACGCGGGCGCCTGGCAGGCGGATGGCCGCCCGCGCGACCGCGTCCTGCCCCGAGCCCGAATCGTCCTCATTGCCGAACACCAGCTCGTTGGGCGAACCACCGGCTAGCGGGCGACGGAAGATCAGCTCGATGATCGCCATGGGCTACTCGATGTAGCTGGTCGGGGCCAGCGTGAGGTAGCCGCCGGCATAGAGCTGGGTGCTGTCCGGGATCTGGATCTGGCCGTCGCCGCCTTCGATCGACACATCCGCGTCGAGAACCAGCGCGCCGCTGGCCGACACGATGCGGCCCCAGGTCGCAATGCCGGATTCAAGGATCATGGCGCCTGCTGCATCGCGGGCCAACAGCCGCAGGCGGCCGGCGACGATCTCGCCGCAGGGCCTGGCCAGCGGCAGCTCCACCAACATGGGCAGGGCCGAGGGCTCGCCGAAGGCAGGCCGCTCGGCATCCGCGAAGAACCGCACGCAGGCCGTGCCCGAGCCCACGTCCAGCAGCAGGTCGCGCAGGCCCTGCAAGCGGGCCTCGTTCGCGGCCATGGTGATTTCAACGCCGCGCAGTGTCATGGCATGGCCTCCGGCGTGACGCGGTCGGCCACCACGGCGCGGAAGTCGCCCTCATGGTCGTAGCTGAGTACGGTGTACGCGGTGGTGCTGTCGATGCGCGCGAATTCGTAGTCGCCCTGGGCGTTGCTCCAGGCTTCGCGGATCAGCAGGCCGTCGCGGTCGCGGTACAGCCGCACACGGCGCGAGACGGGCACCTTGGGACTGTTCTTGTCTTCCTGCTCGACGGTGCGACCGCGCACGCGGCCCAGGCCGTTGCCTCCCAGCACGTAGTCCAGTTGACTCGCTCCAGGGCGCTGGACCACATATGCCCCCTGGTAGATTTCTCGCCCGCCTACGCCCACAACTGCCGTGGGCAGGAGGAGGCTGGTTGGATAAGACAGTTCAGCCATACCCGTTAGCGCCAAGGCCCCGTGATATCGATGAAGCCATAGCCAACTGGCGTGCCAGAGGACCCATGCGGAAGCGCCAACAAGCGCCGCCCGCTGACTGCCTCGATCAGAGTCGAGTCGCGCTCGAAATACTGGGCAACCTGGGACTGTGGGACATACCGGTATCCCGGGACGACCGCCCGCGGAGTGTTAACTGTTCCGGGAGCATTGCTCAAATATAGTTGCGAGAGCTTCAGCTCACCGTCTACATCGCTCGGAAAAATCCCCAACCCGGAGTCGGCGCCAGAACCTGCGTTCACACTTCCCGCGTAGCTCCTGAGATCCGGGGCTACGCTGCTTCCCAGCCCTGTCATGGCCCTTGGCAAAAAGTACCAACCAGTAGATGCCGTATCGAGGCTGCCATTGTTGGGCCCGCCGGTCACGTTTCCCTGAGATGTACCACCGCAAAGCAGACAAGCGTATGCATCCCCCGTCCGGCGCAGCGCCAACAGATCGCCAAAGGCCCTTGTCCCGCCGGCCGTGCTGGTCGCAGTGGAAGAAGTGGCCGGCGCAGTGTTGTCGACGAAAAAGCGGCTGTCCCCCACAACCAGCCAGCGCGTGGCGGTGGCATTGGCAGAGCCACTTTTTGCCCACCAGCAGCCATCGGAACGCTGTGCAACAGTGGGAAACGGTCCGGTCCCGGTATCAATGGCCGACATGCTTTCGTAGCCACGCATGGATGCGGCGGTCGTGGTCCGGTCATCGACATAGAGGTACATGCCCAAGCTCTGCGGATCGGTGGAGCGATACACGGCCTGGTTGGTCCCAGAAAACGGTTTGGCCCAGCCCAGCGCCGCGAACTTGAACGTGATGCCCGTGCCGTTGTCCACGCTGTCGGGCGCCGCCGTGCGGAACTTGAACACGCCGCTGGCCGACTCGGTCACGCGCTGCTCGCCGTTGAGCAGGGCCTGCGCGGCGCCTGCGATCAGCAGCACGCTGTCTGGCGCGGGAGGCTGCGAAGCGCCCACGGAAAACTCCACCGTGGCCACGCCAGCCGCCACCGTGATGCGCGTGGCCGCGCGCAGACCGAAGCCCGTGACCAGGCAGGCATCGAGCACGGCGATCTTGCTGCCGGCCTGGCCGTTTTGCACGGGCGCGCCGTACATGGTCGAGAGAAAGTGCTTGACGCTGGTATCGACAAGGGATGCCATGGGTGATCTCCAAATAATCAGGGACGGTCGACGCTGCCGCGCACCAGGTGCTCGAACTGGTAGTCGTCTGCCACAGCCTCGCTGGGCTGCACGGTGCGGATGAGGGCATGGGGGGCAATGCCACCTTCGGTGTTGATGCGCAGCACGTTGCCGGCGCTCCAACCCTGGCCCCAGCCGAGGGCGCGGATCGTGATGTAGGGCACGCCGCTGATCGGGTTGATGGGAGCGAAGTCCACGTTTGTGGAGCCTGTGCCCAGGTTGCCGACGTGCTCGCCGATGAACTCGAAGGTTGTCGCGCTGGTGAAGCGGCACATCCAGCGCTCGGGCAACGCGCCGGCATTGGTGACGACCAGGGGCGCGATGGTGTCGTTGTAGCTGGCCAGGGCCTCGGGACCATCGACCGTGTCCTGCCATTTGTTGGTCCAGGTGGCCTGGTCAAACATCTGGCTGACGCGGGCGCGCAGCGTGCCGGCCATCAGCGCGCTGGAGACTACGCTGCCCACGGGGAACTCATGGCTTAGCTGCTTGGTGATCGCCAGCATGCCGTTGATCTGCACGTCGCTGACGCGTGCCATCTCCTCGATCCGGTGCTGGAACGTCACGGGCTGGGCCCAGCCCGTAATGTCGCTGACGGTGATCTTGCCGGCCTCCAGATCCACGCTCCAGCCCTGCTGGATACGCTGGCCATCGGCGCCGAGGACATAGGCACGGGAGAGCCGCACTCGGCCGCAGTTGATGACCTGGCCGTTGGTCACAGTGACCGGGCCGACCGTCCCGGTGTGGCCGATCACGATGTAGCTGCCCACGCGGTAGATGGGCACGCGGCCATCGGGCGGCAGGCGCACGGGGTCCAGGCCGATGACGTCCGCGTCCAGCGGCAGGTAGAAGTAGCTGACGCTGTTGTAGCGCAGCGTGGTCGGGTCCACGGGCCAGGGGCGCCAGATGCGGTTCGGCTGCACTGCACCGATGTCGTCTGCCGAGTACCACCATTCGGCCTTCTGGGCAGCGGTCAGCGAGGTGTCCAGCACGTAGTCGCCAAACTGCAGCTCGACCACGCCGCTCTGGTAGTCGATCTTGCCGCGCAGGTGCGTGCCGGAGATCACGCCGTCGATGCCGGCCGAGGCCGTGATCTGCTCGCCCGTGGCATCGGACAGGTTCATGACAAAGCCGCTGGGCTTGATGGGCGCGGCGGCCGTGCGCATGAAGATGCTGGCCGTGGTCCAGTTCTGGCGCACGGTCCACAGGCTCTCGACCACCAGGTCCGTGGCTGGGCCGTCGACCAGATAGTCAAAGATGCGCGCCACGCCACTGGAGTAGTCCAGCGCGCCGGCCACGATGCCCAGCGAGCTGGACGTACGGTCGCGCACAAGCACGCCGTCGTAGTCCTCGTAGACGTGGCCCATCCAGCGGAAGCGCACGCTGCCCGGCACGATGTAGTCGGTGGTGTAGGGGCACAGGTCCAGCACCACCGGCTCGGGCGTGAAGTTCATGACGTGGTGCTGGGCACTGGCGAAGTCCTCGGCATAGGTCACCGTCACCGTGCTGGCCGCCAGCAGCTCCTCACTGACCGTGGTGTCGCTGCGGTCGCCGCCCTTGGACACCGTGGAGAGGCTGGGGTCGCTGCCGCCGCCACCCATGGTGGTTTCTTCGAAGCTCTGGGCGTTCTCGTAATCGCTGTTGTAGCCCTCGGTCTTGCTGTCCAACTGGACGAACTTGATGTTCAGGAATTTGCCCGGGTAGTTGATGGTGCCGTCCGGGCCGAACGTGCCCTGGCCGTCATCGGTCAACAGGTGGCGCACTGTGTCCTGGGTCTTGCTGGTCTGGTAGCTGGACCGGCTGTGCGTGGACGATGAGCTGGCCGATGTCTTGGTGGTCTGCAAGACGATGCCAGAGGAAACTCCTGCCATGGTTTTTCTCCCTTGTTTTGATCAGGCGCCCCAGCGCCGGTATTCCACACCGCCGATGGACTTGACGCCCGCCGTGTACTCGGCATCCGTCCAGACCACGCCATCGACATCGGGCGGCACGTACTGGTTGCCCGTGGGCGAGCTGGTGGCACCGACCTCGATGTAAACGGACCCGCCGCTGGCTCGCGCCCCGCCCTGGGCCATGTACTTGCCCGTGGTCGAGCCATCGGACAGCGGCACGCGCGAGGTGATGACGGGCGCAGGCGCCGGGGGCACCTGGGGCAGGTAGCTGAATTTGCCGCTGCCGCCGTTCTTGGAGGCCGAAGTGCCACCGGATGAGGCGCCGGAGCTGGCCGAGAGATTGCGCACGGTGATCCATCCCACGGACACGGTGCCGGGCGCAGGGATGGTGTCCAAGGTGATCGCACCGTAGCCGCCTGCGTCGAGGACGACCGAGACGTTCTTACTCACCGTCACGGCATAGTCGTACTCGATGGCGAACTGCCCGCCTGCGTCGATCATGAATTGCGGGCGCAGCAGCAGCGCGGCCGAGGCGTAGTTGATCTCACCCGTGGCCGCGCCCTGCAGGTCGCCCTGGCCATTGTCCGTGGCCGTGCGCAGCACGCCGCCTGAGGTCCACTTGATGACCAGAGAGCCCGGTTTGATGCCCTGGTGCGGCAGGCGCATGGCGTGCTCGGGCAGCCGCCAGCCCGTGGCGCTGGAGCGGTTGACGAAGGCCGAGGCCTCGCCCCACTGGAAAATAATGGAACTGCCCACATCAGGCAGCGCAGGCAGCGTCACGGACACCGAGCCGTTCGCATAGTTGACAGTGCCCACGGCCGAGCCGGTCAGTTCGCCCTGACCGTTGTCGGATGCGGTGTACCAGACGCCCATCACCTGGAACGAGACCACCAGGGTGTTCGGCGCCGGAAATGGCTTGAGGATGGCCACCCAGCTGAAACTGCGGTTTTCCTGGCCGACCTTGATGCGGCGCGTGTGCGGCGCATTGGGCACGCGGATCTCGCGCGGCGAGGTTGCGAGTACCAGTTCTCGCACGCCGGCCGGGCGCTGGTCCAGTGCCGCGGTCTCGGTTCGGGAGTTGGGCACCAGCTGGGTGTAGATGCTGGCAACGCGTAGCATGCTCTCGCCCAGCTGCACAGCCGCCGTCACCGGCTGGGCGCCGTAGAAGCTGGCCGCATCCGCGACGGTGGTGTCCCGAATGCGGGTCTTGCTGGCGTCCATCGCGTAGCCCCGGTTCGGCGGTGATCCGGGGAAGGCGCTGCGCAGCCTGGGGGTGATTTCGCACGTAGTGACACTGGCCGTGTAGTCGGTGTAGCCACCGCTGGACGAATAGCTGAACTGCAGGGTCTCGGTCTCGGCGCGCAGCACGCGCACGTACTGCAGCACTTGGCTGGCCAGCCCCTCGTTGTAGACGAGGATCAGCGTGCGGCCGATGGTCGGCGCCGGCGTGCCGGGCCGGTGGAATATCTTGATTGAAGCCTGGCCCTGGACGTGGTTCTCCAGCAGATAGCCCCCCCACTCCGTGCCTGGGATGAGGTAGGCAGCGATGGCCGCAGCGATCTCCGAACGACGCGCGAACACGCCGCAGGGCGCGATGGTGATGGACACATTCGGGTCGTTGGGCACGGCCGAGACAATGATGTTGGTGTCCATGAGCGGCTCGGTCGTCGGGGTCTGCACCGCCGCATGCACCTGGCGGATGGACACGTCGCCGCCGGCCCGGTCGACCTCGGTGATGTCCTCGAAGACGCCATTGCTCTTGCCCCAGGGGATGACATTGCCCGTGGGGCCGCCGCCGCCGTTGGCGTCATCGGTCATCACCTTGGATTCGAGCAGGCGGATGTCGCCGTCTTTGATGGTCATAGGGTTTCGCTCGCTTCGATAAAGCGCAGCACAAGGCTGCAGTAGTAGTCCTCGTCTTCGGGATCGCTGTATTCGATGACCGACTGCATCGCCATGGCGCGGGTCTGCTCGGCATCACCGTGGTCGAAGACGACCTCGAATTCCTCGGCCAGGATGCGCAGCGTCATGCGCAGCCCGGGAATGCCGGACCAGGCCTTGAGCGTGCGCAGCGTGGCGCGTGAGATCCACGCGCTATCGCCGTCGCCCTGAAGCGTGATCGGCTGGCCCCCGTTGCGGGCCATGGCATCGATGACCAGCGTGCCAAAGATGCCGCGCTCGGTCTTCTGAGAGACCTTCGACCAGGTCAGCTCATCCACCCAGATCAGGTCACGCGGCAGCTCCAGCACCTGGGCGCCGTTGGACAAATAAATGCTCATGAGGTCAGGCTCCCAACTGGATCTTTTGCTGCTCGATCACGCGCAGCACCTCACGGGCCAGCGCCTCGATGGACTGCTGGCCCGTCAGGTTTGTGGGAACGGGGTAGGCCATGCTGTTGCCGATGTAGATGTTCACGATGCGGTCGATGCGCCCGCCACTACCACCACCACTACCGCCGCCGCCTTCCCCACCGCCGCCAGTACCGCCGCCACCAGCCCCGCCTTCGGCCTTCTTCTTGGCGGTCTCCATGGCTTCGCGGATCTTCAGCGCGTCAAGCTCCCGGTCAAACTCGAACATGGTGAGATCGCGCATGTAGTTGCCCAACTGACCAGCCGTTGTACGGAACGGGTTGTCGCGCTCGTACTGCTCCAGCCATGCCTGTTTCCAGGCCTCGGCCTCCTCCCGGCTGTTGAACGTGGGCACAAGATCCTGGGCAGCGGTTGTGCCCCTGTTCATGTACTTGGAGTCGTCGAGCTCGCGGTTGCGGTTGTCCTGCCTCTGCTGGAAGGCTGCGCTTAGCATCTGCCCCTGCTTGACCAGTTGCTGGACCTTGTCGGAGACCTTGTCTGCCTCGATGCCCATGCTGCGCAGAACGTCTGCAGCGGTGCGCCCCAGATCCTTGAACTGATCGCCGGCCGACTTGGCCGAACGGCCAATGTCCCCGACTGACTTGAGGGTCGCGCGACCCGCATCGTCGACCTCAATCTTGAAGCCGCGTACTGAAGCTGCCGACTTGACCCATTCGGGCGCAATACCCTTGTTTGCCGCGATCGCATCTTCGGCCGCTTTTTTGAAGCCTTCACTCAGCTCCCGCGCGCTCGCCTTGCCGGAGGACACCATGAAATCAAAGGCAGAGCGTGAGCTGGTCGCCACTTGCTTGAGCGCCTCATCGGACGTGACGCCCAGCGCCTTCATGGCCTCGCGCAGGCTGTTGATGCCGGGCTTGGCCTTGTCCAGGGCATCGGACAATTCCACCGCCTTGGTCTTCGCCTGGTCGAGGAGTCCGTCCGCCACCTTGTCGCCCAGGACCTTGCGCAGCTGCTCGACGCGCACGCGCACCTCGTCGAGGGCCTTCTGGCTGTCGGCGGTGTTGATGGCTTTGACCAGGCTGGCCTCGAGCACGCGGCCGGTGTCAATACCCTGCTGCTTGAGGCGGTCGAGACCCCGGATCACGACATCAAGATCATTCAGCGCGCTGCGCGACGCCTTGCCAATGCCGCCCTCCAGCGCCGTGAACTCCAGCCCCGTGCGCTGCACGGCTGCCCGCAGGACGTTGTCCATCATCTCGGCCACGCGCTCACCCTCGCGCGTGGCCGCCGCGAGGGCACCCTGCAGGCGTTGGCGCAGACCGTTGACGACTTCCTCAGAGGCGCCCGACTTGATGGCGTCTTCGATCTGCTTGCCTAGCTTCTTGGCCTCGCTGCCCGCCGTGGCAAAGGCCTGGCGCGCAAGGATCTCGAACTTCATGAGATCCTGCCCGTCCAGCGCCTTGGCCCAGGCGCCCTGGAATTCGCTCGCGCTGATCTTTCCGTCCGCGACCAGCTTGTCCAGCACGGCCGAGGCGTTGCGGATGCCCGGCGCCGATCCCAGATCAAAATCCTTACCGATCTTTGCGATGGCCTCGGCCGCCGTATCGCCCTCCTTGCGCAGCTTGTCAAACTGGCCGATCAGTCCCGTCGACTCCTTGCTGAGGTCAAAGCTTCGGTTGCGGACTTCCTCGAGGGCCACAGCCTGGCGGCGTAGCGCCTCGGCATGCTGCTTGGCGGCTTCCTCAGACAGGCGCGACTGGCGCTCGGCCTCTTCCAGCGACTTGCCGTAGCCCATGGCCTTTGCAGCGGTCTCGCCCAACCACACGCCCAGGCGCTGAATCTCCGGCGCCAGAAACGTCAGCGCGACGCCCAAGCCCAGCGGGCCGCCCAGCAGGCCGGTGAGCGCGCCCACGCCTCGGCCCAAAAGGCCCACATTTCCAGTTGCCGAGGCCGCTGCTGCAGCAAAGCGTCCCTTGGCTGCCGCCGATGCGTCGAGGGCAGCCGTGGTCTGCGCCGTCTGCCGCTGCAACTCCCCCTGGCTGCCATTCACGCCCTTGAGGGCATTGCCCAGCTCACCCCAGGACTTGGCATTCGCTGTCTGGGCGGCGGTACTGGTGGCGGAGGCCGCAGCGTTTGCAGCCTGGGCCGCCGCACTGGCGTTGACAGCGATGGCATTGGCACGGTGCGCGGCCGTGTTGGCGGTCGTGGCCACGCTATTGGCCTCGACCGCCTGGGTGGCCGCGATCGTCTTGGCGGCCCAGCCTGCAAACCATTCGGCGATCTTGGCGATCTGCATGGCGCCCCAGACCTTGCCCGCCATCGTCAGCGTGTTGACCAGGATGTCGAGGTTGCCGGCCAGGGCGTCGATGACCTTTGCAGCGTTCGTGCTGCTGATCAGCCCCTTGTCGGCTGCGCCCACATACAGGGTCCACTGCGTGGAAAGATTCTGCAGGGCACGGCCCACGGTGGGCGGCAGCTTGCCGTACTCGCGCGCCACGACATCTGCCTGGCCCTCCAGGGCCTTCATGACGGTTTCCGCCGTCAGGGCGCCCTGCCCGGCCATCTCCCGCAGCTCGCCCGTGGTGACGTTCAGGCCCTTGGACAGCGCCTCGGCCAGGCGCGGAGCCTGCTCCATGACCGAGTTGAATTCTTCGCCGCGCAACACACCTGACTGCAGGCCCTGGATCAGCTGTGTCAGCGCAGCCTTGGCGGACTCGGCTGCACCGCCCGACAGCTGCGTGGCCTGGTTGATGGTGGTCGTCAGGCGCAGCGCCCGCTCCTGCGCGGCGGCTGCAGCCATGCCGCCCTCCTGCGAGGCTTTGGTCAGGCGCGCGAACAGGTTGCCGGTTTCCTCCAGCGAGCTGTTTGTCGCCAGGGCCACGCGCTGCACGCCGCCGAAGGACTTCTCGAACAGTGGGCCTTCACCCGTGGCGAGCTTGACACGGGCCTCGAGGTTCTTGAATTCGTCGGCCGTCGCGCCCACGTCCTTGATCAGACCCCCGAAGTAGCCACCGCCAATCGCCAGCGTGGCGATCTGCTGGATGCGCTGCAGCTGCGCGCTGATCGATGACATGCCCTCGCGCAGCGTGCGCTGGTTCGCTGCCTGCACCTGGGTGGACTGCGACGATGCTGCAGCGGCCTGCTGGTAGGCCGGCGCCATTGCAGCCACGGCCTCGCGGACTTGCTGGACAGCGCCCTGCAGGTTTCGCTCCTGAGCAGTCAGGTTCGTGGTGCTCAGGCCCACGGCCTGCATCTGGTCCCGAACGGCGGCCAGTGTGCCGTTCTTGACGCGCAGCTCGCTCGACAGCTTCGCGGCGCTGCCGATGGCCAGGTCATATTCCTTGCGCAGGGCAGCCTCGGCGTTCTGCGCCGTAGTCGCCGCCTGGGCCGCTTCGCGCTGGCCGGCCTGCTGAGACTTCAGCTCGGCGGTCGCAGCCTTGATGCCGTCCTTCAGGCCCGCAACAGTATTGCGGTAGTCGTCCGTGCGCCTGGCTGTACCCGTGGTCTCATCGCGCACGGCCTTGAGGGCGTCTTTCTTGCGCTGCAGTTCGGCCTGGGCCTGCTGGGTGGCAGTCGTTGCTGTCTTCTCGGCGGTGGCGAGTGTCTGCGTTTTGCCGCCCGCTTCCTGCAGCTCGTTGCCCAGGCGATCGACGGTGGAGACGGCTTTTTCAAACTCCTGCGACAGAGACTGCGTCTGCAGCTTCAGTGCCCCGAATTCGTTCAGCGCCCGCTGCTTGGCGCCCAGCGCCTCGAGGGCCTGGGCTGCGTCCTGGGCGCTTTTCTGCAGATCGCCCTCGAGCACATCCCCGACATCCCGCAGCGTCTTCGCCAGTTGCTCGGCATCGGCCTCGCCCTTGACGGCGGCTTCGATGTCGTATTTGATCTTTGGGTCAGCCATGTTGGCGCTCAGAGGTCAGGTGATGAGAGGATTGATCTGGTGCATCGCACTGGTGTGCGCGGGATTGCCGCTGGCCCTGCTGGGCCTGTGGCTGGATTCCGAGCGCCTGATGGCGATCGGCGCCGGGGCCATCGCCACCGTGGTGGTGGGATGGCCGGTGCTGCTGCTGATGGGCGCGGTACAGACGTCTGCACCGCGCCGCTGATCAGTCGCCTGCGGTCGGGAAACGGACCTCGTAGCCTTCGGTCTTGCCCGCCGGCGTGACGATCTTCCCGGTCAGGGTGATTGCCGAGTAGTCCGAGCCAAGGAAGTCGAAGCCGTTGTTGGCGCCCAGCACGCATTCGTGAACGTCCACCTCGATCGGCGAGCCGTCCACCATGTTCTTTCCGTCGAAGCGGGCCTGGCAGCGCACCTGGGTAACACGTCCGCCCAGGATCTTCTTGCCGTCCACAGCAGCATAGGTGCCTGTCAACCGTACCGTGTCGTCCTTCGCAGGCGCCCCATTCGTTGCCAGAATGCGGATCTCCCCGCGCAGCCAGTTGACTTCGTAGTGGGTGCCAAGGACATAGTCATCCCCAGCTCCTGCGGGCTTGACCGCGAAGCCCTGGTCGCTCAGATTGCGTTTACCCACAGGCAGCCAAACGCCCACGGCGCTGACAACAAAGTTCTGGTCGGTCAGCGTGCCCGAACCCTGCGTGACCGTTTCCACAAGGCCTTGGAACTGCATGGCCATGGCAGCAACGCTGGCGGCCGACAGTTCGACGGTGATCTCGGTGGGCTTGGGCAGCACCACCGACGCCCGGGCCTGGCCGTAGTCGAGGTGGGAGCGGGATTCGGAGACCTTCTCCTCGAAATTGGGCTTGATCTCGAACTTGTCGGCGTCGAGCGATTCGCCGAAACCGTCATAGGCCTGAGCGGCCGTATTCCAGATGTTGAGCGAGACAAGGCCCCCGGCCAGGATGGCACGTGCTGTGGTGGACATGGTGATTTCCTTCCAAAAAAAACGAAACCCGCTCAAGGCGGGCAATCTGCTGAATCGATCCGACGCCTATGTCGGATCGCGGTAGGCGAGCGTGAACAGGCCCAGCACCAGCGCCCCGCCCACGTCGATGTTTTCGAGCTGGTAGCGCACCTCGCCCTCGGCCATGCCGCCGCCCTCGATTTCGATGCCCATCTGCGTGAGCAGCGGCATGCACTCGAGCACGGCACGCTTGGCGACGCGGTAGTCGGCATGGGCCTGCTCGCGTGCGGCTTCCACCCGGCTGATGACACCGAGGGAGAATCCGTAGGAGCGTCGGGGACGCTGGCCGGGCTGATCGCCCCTGGGCTTGTCCGCCTGGTCCTCCACGAACAGCACCCGCCCGCCTGTCTTCAGGTCGGCAGCGGCCAAGGGGTTGTCGCGCAACACAGCACCCTGCAGACCTGGGGCGGCCTGCAGCGCCTGGTAGATGGTGCGTCCGATCACGAAAGGCGCGCCATAGCGCAGCACGTCAGGATGGGGCTGGCTCATGGCTGCACGCTGCCCAGCAGCGCCTCCATCTCAGATCCATCGTTGACGCGCTTCGGCTCGGCCAGTACTCGAAAACGGTCGCCGACCCGCACGCCGATGGTGGGCTCATCGGCCAGCATGATCAGCACATCGCGCTCGAGCAGTTCGTGCATCGAGGGCAGCCGCAGCGTCCTCTCTGCGGCGAAGACCCGGCCATCCAGGGCCTCGTCGTCTATGACGCCGAGAATCCCTGCGGCCGAGCCCACGACTGCGCCCTGTCGCTCGATGGAGAACGTCAGGGCGAAGTCGTCGCCGTAGAACACCTCGCGCAGGTCGCGGTCGAGGTCCAGCATGGTCAGGCCTTCCCGCCCTTGGCCTTGTCGTCAGCGAGGCGTTCGGCTTCGGCCTTCTCCGCAGCAGCCTTCTCGGCAGCCTGGCGCTCGGCCTCGGCCTGCTCCGCAGCAGCCTTCTCGGCAGCCTGGCGCTCGGCTTCGGCCTGCTCCGCAGCAGCCTTCTCGGCAGCCTGGCGCTCGGCCTCGGCCTGCTCCGCAGCAGCCTTCTCGGCTGCCTGGCGCTCGGCTTCGGCCTGCTCCGCAGCAGCCTTCTCGGCCACCAGGCGCGCGGCTTCGGCCTTCTCGGCTGCAGCACGGGCTGCGTCGATCGCTGGGTCCTCCAGCACGCCCAGCGCGACCAGGGCCGCGCCCTCGTCGGCCTTGAGCGTGATGGGGCTGCCCACGCTGTGGCGCTTCCCGTCATGCTTGACGGGCGACAGTACGGTGTACTTCGGCATGGCCGTTACGCTGCCGCGCCCTGGAACAGGAAGCCCGCTGTGGCGCCGACCAGCTCGGGGCTGTAGGCGTCGGAGACGGGGTAGTACCACGTCTGCGTGTTCTTGTCGAAGTACGGCTCTTCGACTTGGGGACGGTCCTTGAGCTGGTACGTGTAGCCGTAGTTCGGCGAACCCCGCTGCTGCATCGAGGCCGGCGTGGTGTAGGCCAGGATGGCGTCCAGGCCCCACATGTCCTTGAATTCGCTGCCCTCGTAGTAGGTGGCTTCGCCTTCGACGATGCGGTCGATCTCCAGCAGGCGCTGCAACTGCTCGATGGTCGCCGGCACGCGGTCCACCGTCACGCTGATGCGGTCCAGGATCTTGGGGTGGTTGCGCAGCGCCGACAACACCCGGGGGCCAACGGTCATGACATTCGGCTTCTTGCCGATCTTCTTGCGGATCACTTCCTTGGCCTCGTTGACATCCTCGGCTGGGTTGCTGTTGGGGTCGGTCCACTTGCTGGAGCCGGACAAGGCCGTCTTGTTTTCCGTGGGGTAGTTGGCAGGGTTGCGAGCCAAATCGGCGGCGAGCTTCTCGCGCTCATTGGCCATCACGTCCTGCACCGTGTTGACCGCCATGGCGCCCATGTCGATGCCGGGAACGGCCTGTGCTTCCTCTTCATTCTCGATGGGGACCTGGCCTTCCAGGCGGTGATCCACCAGCGAGTACTTGCCCTTGGCATAGCCCAGCTGGATGCGCTTGGTGTTTGCACCGGGCGCACGTGCCGTGTTCACCAGGCGAAAGCTCTCAGGGCCGAAAACCAGGATAGTGCCGGCTCGCTGGCCGACCTGCACGATGGGGAACAGAATGCTGGCGATCTTGGCATTTGGCGAGCCGTAGCCCCGCGCCACCTCGGTGAGGATGGGATCGACGACGCGGAGATCGGAAAGGTTGGGTTGCGGCATGAGTTTCTCCAGAGAGTGATTCAGGGATGGGATGGATCAGGCGGCAGCGCTGACCAGGCCGGCGGACGGAACCAGCAGCACCTCGATGCGCTCGCCCGCTGCGGCAGCTGTGCCGAGCGCTCGGGCCACAGGGCTCTTGCTGCCCACGGTCAAAGGCACGACGCGGCCCTGCGCATCGACCATGAGTGCAGCGTCCAGGGAGATGGCAGCGCCCGCCTCGACGATGGAAGTGCCCTGCACATCGACGGGCAGCAGATCACCGGCCTGGGCTGCGCTGGTGCGCGTGACACCGAAGGCAACGCCGCCGGCGGCGGGATAGCCGCCGGACTGCGTGACGAAGCGTTCGGCCGAGACGGCGGCGCTGGCCACCACGGTGAGGGTCAGAGTGGAAATGTTCCCGGAGGGCATGTTGTGCTCCTAGTGAGGGGGTTGACGATCCGGGCGCTCAGCTGGCGTAGCCCAGTTCCTTGAGCGCGGCGACGAGGCTGATGCCCTGCTCCTTCGCCACGGCCTTGGCCTCTTCGACCTGCTGCGCCTTGGTCTTTTCGCCCTTGTCGGCCGGGGCGGCGCTGCCCTTGGCAGCTGGCGGCGCATCCTGCTTGTGGGCCTCGATGGCAGCAGCACGCAGCGCCTTCTCAGCGCCCAGCACCGCCAGGCTGGCGTCGGCAGCCGAGGTCTTGCCGTCGAAGGCCAGGCCCTGCAGCAGTTCCTCGTGGCCGGGCAGGCCCTCGCCCACGGCCAGGACCGCCTTGATGCGGTCGCGCTCCTGGGCAGCGCCCAAGACGATGAATTCGGCCTTGATGGCCGCGAAGAGGGGGGCGTGGTCCTGCTCGAAAGACGCACGCGTGATGGAATCGGACATTGCTGTTTCCTTTGGATCACGGGTTGAGGTTTTGTCTTTGGGCGCAGCACCGGCGCTTGCTGACGGGGCCACCGGCTTGATCACGGCCTTGCGGCGCGATGCGAACTCGGTGGGATCTGCGGCCATGCGGTCCAGCAATGCGTCGAGGGTGGAGACACCGTCCACCAACCCCGCATCGATGGCCTGCTGGCCACGGAACACGCGGCCATCGGCCATGTGCTCGAGAACTTGCTCGGCGCTGACGCCCCGGTTACGCGCAACGTCGTCCACGAACAGCGTGTAGACGTAGTCGACGTCCGCCTGGACAACGGCCCGGGCCTCATCGGACAGGGGCTCGTTCGGCTTGGACAAGCGCTTGTATTTGCCCGCTGTGATGCTTTCCTGCTGCACGCGAGACGAGGGGTCGAACTCGCGGTCCACCACCACGCCGATGCTTCCCACGCTGACGACAGAGCCGCTGACAAAGATGGCGTTGGCGCCGCTGCCGGACCACATGCCCGCGCTCAGCAGCATCTCGCTGGCGTGCACGACCAGCGGCTTGATGGCACCGGCATCGTGGATGGCCTGGGCAAACTCCGGCACGCCGATCACGTTGCCGCCGGGCGTATCCATCGCTACCACGATGCTGCGCACCCGCGCGTCTGCCAGGGCGCTTTCGATCTGCAGCGTGGCCTGCCGGGTGCTGATGCCGCCCGACACGCGCATGAACAGGTTGGCCTTGGGGGCCATCACACCGGACAGCTTCAACAGCGCCACACCGCCGGGCAAGACCTCGTACTCCTGCTGTTCGTGCGCCAGCGGCCGGCCCAGCCGGGCCTCGATGGCGTCAAGGTCCAGCTTCTCGCCGCGCAGATGCATGGCGTAGATGCCCTGGATCTCCCGCAGCATGCCCGGCTCGATGGCCCAGGCGCCAAGGATCATGTCGTGCAGCGTCATGGTGTCAGCCTCCCCTGCTCGGCCCGCTGCTCAGGTAGCGGTTCACATCGTTCATGGACTTCTGCAGATCCTTGACGTCGCGTCGGATGTCCGTCAGCGTTTCCTTCATGCGCGAGTCCTGCTCGCGCATGCGCTCGATGGCAACGGTGGCCTGGATCTCGGTGACGCTGACGCGCTTGTCCAGCGTGCTGTACGCAGAAAAACCGGCCACCAGAAAGCCGACGAAGGTCAGCATGTGACCGAGGTTGATCGTCGGGTCGAACACCATGCGGCGGCGGTGGTGGTGGGACTCGGTCAAGGGGGCGAGATCAGTGCTCATTCCTGCTCCTGGGGGGCTTGTTTCGGAGGGGTTGTTTTGGGTTGCTGGGGCGCCGCAGCGCCGGCCTTGGGCGTGGGCAGCATTCCGTCTTTGACCAGTCGCTCGTACTCGGCCAGCTTCTGGTCGTAGGTCTCATCCCATCCGCTGCCGAACAGTTCCCACTCGGCACGCTCGCGAGTCATCAGCCGCGCGTCGATGGCCTCGACGTAGGCCTCCACCTCGGCCTTGGGATCGATGCTGCCCATGCTGTCGCCCGGCCATGCGGCCCGCGTGTAGGCCCAGCGCAGCAGCGGGTCGGCAAAGAAGCCCGGCGCGGGCACGCGGCCAATGGCCACGGCTTCGGCCAGCCAGGTCTCGAACACGGGTTGGCAGAAGCTCAGCGAAAGCCAGTAGCGCACGCTGCGGAAGTACACCCAGGCATCCAGCAGCGCGGCCTTGCTCGCGGAATAGCTGGCGTTGAATTGCTTGGTCAGCAGCTCGAAGGGAAGGCCCAGGGCGATGCCCATCTGCTTGATGACGGCCTGGATGAAGGGCTCGAAGTTCGGATTCGGCCGCACCGGGTTCACCATTTGGACCTTCTCGCCAGGCTGCAGGCCTATGACCGCGCCCTGGCCCAGGGCGATGTCGGCCGGGGCCTCGGAGTGGGTCGAGCTGGTGCCGTCGAATACCGGCGCCGCGTTGCCCCCTGGTGCTTCGATGAACACCGTGAGGTAGGCGGTTAGCACCGCCGCCATGATCTCGGCCTCGGTGTAGCGCGAGATCTGCTTGATGCAGTCGATGATGGGCGCCAGGTAAGGCACGCCCCGGGGCATGCCCGGGCGTAGGCAGCGGAAGTGGTGCAGCATGCGGCGGCGACCGCTGCGACCCAGGCGTTCGATCCATTCGCCCCTGTACGCGCCACCCACTGCCGGCAAGCCGCTGCCCGGGTGCTTGTCGTACAGGTGGTAGGCCTCTGGTGCACCGTGAGCGTTCAGGCGTACACCGCCGGCGACGGTGTCACTGTCGGCCTTGCCACCGGGGTTGCCGACGCGATCGGCTTCCAGCACCTGGATGCGCAGCTCGTAGGGCTGGGTGGCCGTGCGCTCGCCATCAGGCAGCAGCGAGAAGCAGTCGCCACTTTCCAGCGCCGACCGCAGCACCAGAGCCTGCAGCTGGTAGAAATTCTGTTTGCCCTCGATATCGCACTCGGTGCTGTCGGCCCACAGGCTGAATTCCTGCTGCACCTTGGCTTTCCAGGCCAGCGCGCGATCGCGCGACCAGCCCAGCACCGCCAGATTCGGCTGCGCGCTGAGCGCCAGGCCTGTGCCCACGACCCGGTCGATGTTGGTGTTGATGGCACCCACGGCGATGGGGCTGGTGCGCGCCAGCTCGCGCGAGGCGCCACGCTGGAAAGGCAGTTGGCGCATCGTGTCCGACCGAGCATCCCGGGGACGCGGGCTCCAGAAGCGGCGTGGAGAGGCAGAACCGGCGGATGGCATCTCGCCGCCCATTGCCTGCATTGCCCCCAGCGTCTGGATCTTGGCGCGGGACAGCGCCCTATCGGCCGCCCAGCCCGGAGCCACCGCTGCAATCGCGCGGTCAAGCAGATTGAGTTCCATGGCGGTTTACCGGGGCGACAGGTAAGCGACGCGGCGCACGCGGCCGGCCCGGCCCTGCAGGCGCTCAATATTGGCGCGGCACTGCTCAATGCCTGCGCGAACCTGCTCGAGATCGGCGCGGCGGTTGCGCCTGGCGGTCTGTCCGTTGCCGATCATGTACTCCTGCGAGTTCAGGATGCGTTGCTCGGCGTCGAGATAGGACTGCAGGCGCTCGCGCTCCTGCGTCAGCTCAGTGGCGGCATCAGTCATTACCAAGATCCTTTGGATTGCAGGTCGGCGATCGCACGCTCGAACTCGGGGCGGAAGCGCGCCAGCGCCACACGCTGCACGGTGCCGCTGAAGTCGAGCCGAACCGAGTAGTCCGGCGCGTCGCTGGTGAAGACGAACAGGGCGCGCAGGCGCTTGCCCTCGCGCCGCCAGATGCCGTCAGGCCGAACACCGCCCTGCGGCTGGCCTACGAACATGTCGTTGGCCAGGCGCCGGCCCTTGCGCAGCTTGGCACCCGTGGCACGGTCGCGCGTGGAGCTGGCGGCGCGGATGCCCTTGAGGGCGTTGAGGATGGTGCGAACCTGGGCGCCGCTGACGTTGCCGTAGGCATCCAGCTTGGCTGCTGCTCCAGGCATGGCGTACTGCGTGGGCGACAGCACGCCCTGGTAGCGCAGGGCCATCTCCAGGCCCTTGTGCTTGCGCACGCCGCCCTCGACCTCGGGGAACAGGAAGTTTTCCGGGGCGACGCCCGGGGCATGCGCGCCGGTCTTGACCATGACGCGCGCCATCAGGTTGTCCTTGTTGGCAGGCTCGATGCGCAGCGCGTTGAGCGTATAGGGCACGGGGTTGGAGAACACCTTGCGCATCTCGGCCGGCAGATCCTCGGTCTGCGCCTGCTTGGCGCAGCGGGTAAGCGCAGTGGCCGCCGCATAGGGGATCATGCGCGACGGCACACCGCGCACGGACGCGATCACGTCAGCGATCGAGGCGCCCGTGCGTTGGATGGAAAGCATGAATGAAGGCTCCAAAACAAAGCCCCCGACTCCTTTCGGAGACCGGGGGCTGATACCGACTTTCGCTGCTGCGGTTGGGTGTCGGGAGGGTGTTTTCTGCCTCAGGCGGATTTTTTAGACCTACCTGAATTGATGCCAATTTTGGGCCAAAGTGTCATATCAAAGCGAGGCCTAAATTGTCATATCCAGAGCTGACACTTTAATCCTTGACTTCTGCGCTATTGCCTGGATTCCATTCCTCAAGAATGGCCTGTGACGCAGAGTAAAGCCGCTTTCGGAACGAGGCCAACACCAGGTAGTAGTGCTGGCGGCTGATCTCCAGCGCAGAGGCGGCGACCTTCACGGGCGTGACCCGATGCACGTAGTAGAGGTCGAACACCCGCTTGTCCAGCGCATCCGGCTGGCACTGGTATGCCAGGTGGAAGGCCGCCAGCTCAGCGCTGCAGGCAGCGTTCGGCCCATCTGTGCGCAGCGGCCTGGTGCGCGCACCGCTGAGCTGGCCCAGGATCGACCCCATGCTCGGCGATGGCCCGTAGAAGCGCCGAGTGGCTTTCCAGGCCACCCAGCGCTCGCACAGCTGGTCCAGGTTCTGCTGTTCATAGTCGGCGTGAGGCTCGGCCTCATCGTCCTGGCCGGGCGCGGGGGCTGCCAGGCGCAGGGCTTCGGGGTCGTGGAGATCGTCGTGGCGGGTCATTGGATTCCTCTTGAGTAAATGCGGCGGCCAACGGGCGCCGGGCGGGCAACGTGGGGCAATGGCGAACGGGCCGCGACAGGCGGCGGGGGCGGGACAGGTGCCGGTGGCGGCATTGCAGGCGGCGGCAGGACCACGCTCGCGGGGCTTGGCGCTTCGGCGTGTACAGACGTCTGTACCGGCACAGGTGCAGGCTGCGGGACGGGCGCCACGGGCGCGACCGGCTCGGGCACTGGCGCCGCCGCCAGCACGGGGGCCGGCACTGGCGCCGGTACAGGTGCGAACAGATCGCCGATAGGGGGGATCAGCTTGTCGCGCAGCCGCTGCCAATCCAACGGGGTCCACTTGTGCAGCCCCAGCTGATGGGCGATGGCAAGGTTGTAGACACTGACGTCCCAGGCCTCGTTTCGCGCGCCATTGGGCTTGACCCATTCGCGGATGGCGCGGCCCTTCTGCCAGCGCGTACGCGCCTGCTCTACCACCATCTGGTCGAACCATTCGGGTGGCAGGGCATCGTTGAAGTGCATGGCGCCCGGGCCTTCGGCCAACTGCATGCGGTTGGAAAGCCAGTCCTTGGCGACGTCGGTACCGACCGTCCACAGCTCTACGCCGCCGGGCGTCTTGGTGCCGCCCCAATCGATGTCCACGCGGCTGGGAGCGCTGCCCATGATGGGCTTGTTCGGGCGCGAGGAACCATGCAGCACCGTGCAGTTCAAGGTGCGGCGCGCTGACCCGTAGTTGTAGACATCCTGCGTGTTCGCGCCACCGGCATCGATGCCATAGGCGCTGATCATGATGGGCCGGCCCGATGCGTGAAGCAGCGGCGTGCGCCGGATCTCGTCCAGGCGCTGCCACACGCTGCCCGGCGTATCGGGCGGGTCGGTGGGCGCGCCGTTGAGGACGATATAGTCGATCACCCAATGCTCCAGGCCAGGCCCCCAGGCCTCGATCTGCACCTCCAAGCGGTTGGGCTGGGTGTCAGCCGTCAGGATGGCCACCAGGGCCGCGTCGGGCAGTACGCGCAGCGGGTATTTCTCAGCCCTGTCGCGCAGCTGTTTGGCCGTGGTCACGGTCTCCGAATTCTTGTACGACAGGCCCAGGCGGGTGTTGTAGAACACCTGCATGGCCTCGTGATCGCCACGCGCCAGGCGGTCCTTTGCCCGCGCGTACTGGCGCGCCAGCGTGAGCCAGGTGATCGCGCCCACCGGCATGTAGAAGGCCGACAGCGTGAAGCTGATGGTCTCGCCATCGCCCTGGGCCGTGGCGACCCATCGTGCCTGGCCGCCAGCCGCCACGTCGCGCAGCATCGAGGTCTTGTGCCGTTCGTCGATCTCGCAGCCGCAATGTGGGCAGTCGAACCAAGCCCGGACCATGAAGCCTGTGTCTTCATCGCGCCGATACTTGAAGTTCTCAAGCAGCAGGGCGTGCAGCTCGCCGCAGTGCGGGCACGGGACGTGGTAGTACTCCTTTGTGCCCATCTCGAAGAGGGTGTCGATCTTCGAGAAGCCCTCGATGGCCGGGCTGGAGGTGTAGAAAAACTTGGCGTCGTTCGCGTACTGCGTGGCCCGGGCCTCGGCCAGCTCGACAGGATCGCCTTCGCCATCGACGTTCAGCTCGAGCCGGTCGATCTCGTCGACGTAGATGTAGGGGGCGGAGACTTCGGCCAGGTTGGCGGCCGAGCCAGCCGTGTTCATGTACAGCGTCGCGTCGCCCAGAAAATCCTTGGCCTGCACCGTATTCCGGGAGTCGCGGCTCTTCGCCGCAGCCACGCGCTCTTTCAGTTCCGGCACGCTGCGGATCATGGTCGAGATCCGCGCCGAGAAGCGCTTGACCAGGGTATCCGTCGGCTCGAGGGCCAGGATGTTGCGCGGCCGGCGATGGATCAGCGAGCCGATCCAGTTCAGAGCCGTCTGCGTCTTGAACATCTGAGATGCGACCTTCGCCACCACCCGTTTGCAGGGGTGGCCAGGCGACAGCACCTGGTGCACGCGACGCGCTGGATAGCTGTGGTCGAAACTGAAGCGCCCCGGCTTCGGGCCGCTCTTGGGCAGGACCATGAACTCCTCGGCCCACTCGTCGCAGAGCAGCTCGGGGTCCGGGCGCATGCCCTCGACCGCTGCCTGAACCATCAGTGCATACCCGTCAGCGAGATTCACTGGTCGGTCTCCTCTGGCAGGACGCCCTGCAGGCGGCGTTCGGCCGCGCCGAAGGCCTTGCGCAGCTCGTCGTGGATGATGCGTTCGATCTCGCGCGAGTCCGCCAGGCCCACCAGCTGCGGCGCGGCACGCTGGGGCACGCCCATGGCCTCATCGCGCAGGGCGCGGAAGGCGTCAAACACGCCGCGCCAGGCCGCCTCGCGGGACACCAGCAGCTTGGCCTCGCGGGCGTTCTCCCGCTCCTCGCGTTCCACCGACGCCCGTTCCCGGCGCACGCGCAGGCTCTGGTAGTCATCGCCGGGCGCCACGGGCTGGGAATCCTGGGCTTGTGGCGCGCTTTCTGACGCACCCTGCCCGCCCCCCTGCTCTATCGGCAGCGACGCGCCAGCGCGCCCGCTGTCGGCCCTGGCACGCGTGTTCTGCTGCCACTGGATGTCGGCTACGGCGGGGTCGATCTTCCCGTCGATGAGAGTGATGCGCTTTTCCTTCACGGCCTTCGCCACGGCGGACTTCGCCACGCCCCGGCGCCGCGCGTACTCGGCCTGCGTGACCAGCTCGACGCGCCCGTTCACTTCGACCCCCAGCGTTCACCACTTCGTTCACTTTTCCCCAGACCAGCCACTAGCGCTCGCGCGGGGGCCGAATTACCCCCGTGATTCCATGCGCCGGGAGTACCTATGCCGGGGGGTGGGGTATACCCGATGGGGAGGGCCGGGGTCGCCGCGCCGCCTGCCGTCGCCAGATCCTGCCTATCCATTTCTTCTTCCTCTCTTCTCAAAAACAAAGAAGTGATTACGCGGTTACGAGCGCGCGTAAACACGAAACCCGCGCCACGCCTAGCGAGTTACGCATTTACGTGGTTACGCATGTCGTGCACACACATGCACGCACACCCATGCATGCGCCCGCACTCGCCCACACATGCATGCATGTGTGCGCAATCGGTAACTGCGTAATCACGTAACAACCCGCGCCAGTGCTGGATTCCAGCGTTACGCACCTTCGTAATGGAGTAACTCGCCCGCATCACTGACCTACCTCTGGCTCTTGCCCTTGAGGGGCCGGGGAGCCGCTGCCATACCCCGCGTACTTGCGCAGCGCATCCGCAAACTCACGAACGGCCGAGGTGGCCCAATCGCCTTCAGTCATGCGCTGCTCGCCCTCGCCCAGAATCGGCTCCGTCACCAACAACATGCGCTCGGTCTTCTTGGCTTGACCAGGCCGCACAACGTTCATGGGCTTCGAGCGCATTGGCTGGCCCTGCCCCTCCGCAAACCGAATCACGGTGGGCGTGAACGCCTTCTGGGGGAAGGGGTAGCGGTCTCCAGTCCGCTGGCACCACTTCAGGTAGGCGGCATAAGCCTGGGTGACGGCGCAGGAGTGATACGGCAGATCCAGCTCACCCGCCTGCCATTCCGACCAGAACAGCTCAGGGCTCTTGCGGTTGATGGCAATCAGTGCCGACTTGGCGTCAGTCATGGGGGCCGGGGCATACGCATGGAAGTCGCCCAGCGGGTAGTTCAGCAGGTAGTGGTAGAAGGCCTCGATACCGCCGTTGTCTCGCCATTCGCCGAGCGCCTTGTAATACTCGAAGTCCTTCGCCCTGGGCGTGTAGACGACCAGGTAGCGCCGGTCCGAGTTGTCCAGGGCCAGCGGCTGCAGCTCGTTCGAGAGAAACACGATGTTCATGTGGTTCTTCTCTTCGCGCCGGGTCAGGTGCTTTGGGTTGATCTGCACCGTGGGCGATGTGATCAACGCCTTGAGCCGGTTCTTGTTGTGGACCAGCTCGGCCCGGCTGGACACTTCGTCGCCCACCACGAACAGCTTGCAGCTGCGCCAATCGTTGTGCTTGTCCTCCAGTTCATCCTGGCCAACCAGCGCGCCGTACTTGCCGTACAGCGCGACCATGATGTCAAACAGGAAGTTCTTGCCGGCACCTTCATCGCCATGCATGACCACGGCCGTGCGCAGCTTGGCGCCAGGGTGCTGGAGTGGATAGGCCAACCAGCACAACAGCCAGTGCATGATGTCGCCCGTATCGGCTTCATCAGAAGTGGCGCGGCTTGTCAGAAACGAGACCAGCTCAAGCATGGGCTGGACGTCACCCTCTTTTGGCACCATCGCCATACCGTCGTAGAGATTCACGCTGTTGGCCGGATCGACCTTGAGGGTCGGGTCAAACACCACGTCCTCCAGCCGCACCGTCTTGCGCTTCTCGCTGGCCTTCCACATGCGGACCATGTCGGCGCCATGGGCGTGGCCCATGTTGGCGATCTTCATGATCAACCGCTCAGCACCATCCCAGACGGTGTCGGTACCGTAGATCAGCACGAAGTTCTCGGCCAGGTGGTTGAACTTCCCCCAATCGACCGTCTTCTCTTTTTTCTTGCCCTGCACCGGCGGATCGGCCTTGCCACCCCCATCCCCAGAGTCGCGCGCAGCTGCGCTTACTTTGGGGGGGCGGGGGCGCGAAGAAGATGGCTCGGCCTGCGCCTCGCCCGGCACGCGCACGCCCGCCTGAAAGTCGACGTGCACGACAGAGTTATCCAGCGGCGCTGGCGCGCCGAGAGCCGACGAAGCATGCGACTCTTCGGTCGCATGCGGTGGCGGCAGTGGCGGAAACGAGGCCCCGCCCGCGTTGATGTCGTCGGTGTGCTCAGCCATACCGCCTCGCCATCGCCTCGACCACGCCCACCAGTTGCCGGCGCACCACGTCCAGGCCCTCGAGGACGTGCAGATCGTTGAAGTCGGTATCCTTCGGCCCCCGTGTCGAGGCCTTGAAGATGGGCCAGACCAGGTCGCAACCGTCCGTGGCCTTGGCGGCGCGGGCAGCGGCCGTGCGGCCCGGGTTGATCAGCGCGCCCGTGCGCTTGTCCCGGGTCATGTAGTCGTCATCGGCCAGGATCAGGATGCGTGTGGACGGGTACAGGCCGCGAAGCACGCGCACCACTTCGGCCAGGTTGCCCGCGTCCAGGGCCACGAACACAGGGTGCTCGCGGTCGACCGCCATGCGGGCTGTCAGGCCCGTGGCATAGCCCTCTACCACCATCAGCAGCGCAGTGCTAGTGCCGTCGATATCGCCGAGCCGGATGCAGCAGCCCGGCTTGTCGAAGGCCCGTAGGTAGATCTTCACGCCATCGGGGCGGATGAACTGCAGGCCGCGCAGCGCCTGGTCGCGTGGCAGATCCGGCCGCACCAGGGGCAGCAGCGTGGTGCCTGCGGGCAGGCGCACCACCACATCTTCCTCCCCGTGCTTGCGGGAAGGCCAGCGCAGGGACAGTTGGCGATCGAGCGCGCGGAAGGCCTCGCCCTGCACCTGCTTGCGATCCAGATAGGGCGTCGTGCCCACGCGCACACCCTTGCGCCAGATATCGATGGCCTCGGCAGCAGCGTTGGCGATCTCCTGGGCACGCTCAGTGGCTGCGGCCTCGGCAAGCGCCTTGCGGTGGGCCGCCTGGCGAGCGCGCTCGGCCTCGGACAGCGGCGCCCAATCCACCTCGACCTTTTGCCAGTCGCCGCCCCGGCGGTAGGTGCCAAAGGCGCCAACCACATACTCTCCGCCGGCATCGGGCCGGAACAAGTACATCTTGAACCAGTCCTTGCCACCGGCGCCGCAAGTCGTCTTGCGGCCGGCCCGGATGCGGTCTGGCATGACACTGCGGTCCCGATCGCGCAGCTCGATACCGAACTGCTCCATCTGGTGCAGGACGTCCTGATAGTTGTCCATCAGTCTTTGCCCCCGTTCATCTGCCGGAGCTGAGCTGCGATCTGCAGCGCTGTACCCATGACACGCTCCAGTGCGTGCGCCATGCGCGCTGTCTCGGTGACAGGGTCCAGCGGCACTGGAGGGGCATATCCAGCGCCACGCATATAGAAAGCCGCCAGGCCGTGGAAGCCGATCTCGCGCGCCTTGCGCATCAGTAACAGCACCTGGCCCGGGTTCAGCCGCTCGGAACGCGAGGGGTTGAGCGCATCCAGCAGGTATCGCGCGGCGGCCTCGGGCGTCTTCTCCGGGTAGAGCATCTCGCCCACCTTCTTGGCGCCGCCCAGGCGCTGCACGGCCGCCTTGGCCGCGTCTAACTCATCGTCATACATCAGGATTTCATCGTCATCCATGGGTCACCTCTCTACTGTGATCCGGCCGGTTTCCGGCCCCGTTCCGAACGGTTCCGAATCTTTCGGAACCGTTCGGAATGCCTCGACGAGGCAAAAAAAAGAGACTTCGGTGCATGAACCCATGCACCGAAACCTCGCAAGAAAAAGCCGCCCAGGCCCATGACGGGCGCCGGGCGGAAAATGCGCCCGGGGCGGAACACGCCCCTGGCAACCACGAAACCAAGAAAGGACACACCCATGCCGGCCAACACACCACTGCGCCTCGAGGAGGCCCTGCAGCGCATCGACGCCATCGAGGCGGCGCTGGGCGCGCTGACCATGCTGGCCGTGCAGCACTTGCCGGCGGCCGAGCAGCGGCGCTTCGCGGAAGCGCTTGCCACCTTCGGCGCGGCAGCGGAAAAAGAAGGAGATGTGGCCACGGCTACTCTGCTGACCGGGCTGCACGGGGCGGCAGTGAGTGGGTCGGGCGCGTAGCGCGCCAATCGATCCAGCGATCGGAGAGCCTGACGGCGTCCAACGCAGCGACGTCGCTGGCGAGAGCCGGGAAGATGGGCGCACGTGCGTGGGTCGGCCTGGCTGTCCTGACCCACGACATCGCAAGTACAGCAACCAACATGTTGCGGCGGGTGATGGGCCTATGCATTGCCATCCCCGACGTCAAGAGCGGCCGCGCCCTGCGTCGCAGCATCCAACATCTCGGGCCAGATCCGTTTCCACCGCACAGGGAACATCGCTGGGCGGGAGACCGCACCCAAGGTGAATTTCTCAATGTCAGCCCCGTGCTCGGCAGGGATGGGCCGCTCGCCGTTCGCCATCTTGTTCACGAACGAGGGCGAGACGTTGAGGTGGCGCGCCAACCCGGCGCAACGCCCTCTCCCGCCGGTCAACCAAGATTTGAGTAGGTCCATGGCGCGCATTTTATTCCCCAATGGGGAAAGTAACGCAAGACCCATTGGGGAATTTTCTTTTTCCCCCGTGGACAGTGGAATCGCCCGGATGCGAACTGTTGAAGAAATTAGGCGCGCCAACCTGCAAGTGCTGGTCGACCAGCACGCCGGGATGGCGAACCTTTGCGAGAAGCTGGGCTATGCCCGGAACGAGACCGCCACGCTCACCCGAATACTCAACGCCAACGTAAGGCACGACCGGGGAGGCAAGCCTTACAACATGGGCAGCCCCATGGCGCGGGAGATGGAGGACAAGCTGCAGCTCGAGGTCGGATGGATGGACAACGTGCACAAACGCGAGCAGGAGCCCGCGCAATCCGCACCAGTTGATTGGCCTTTCACAATCGCCCGAGCCAGGCTTGACGCGCTTACGCGGGAAGACTGGATACGACTCAACGCTACCGTGCAAGCTGTAGTGGAGACACGGGAGGCAGACGCCCTCACAAAAAGCCATAGAAGCGCAGCCTGAAAAGCGCGCTTCAGCCAGGATCTATATCTTCAAACAACGGAACCGGGAGGAGGTTGTCAGGTGATCTCAAAGCAATGTCTAAAGTGCGGCCAGACCGCTTCTATCGATCCATCAACCACCCTGGCATGCCCTCACTGCGGCGCCATCTACAGCAAGGTGGAAGCGGTTGCGCAGACCCAGGCCCCACGGCGTGCCGTGCCTGTAGCCCCCATCCGTCAACAAACAGCGGGTGATGGCACCGACGTAGACCCAGCAGAGTTTGTGGACACCCTGCGCGCGGCGAGCATCTATCCCACGTTCAGGGCCGTAGCCAACCTGCTCTACTGGTGCGGCGTCGTTCTCGCAGTCCTGATCCTGCTCGGCGGGTTGTCGCTTTCCATGCGGGCCGGATTTCCTGCCGCGATCGGAGGCATCGCTGGTGGCTTGTTGGTGTTCATCTTTGCCAGAGTGGGGAAAGAGATGAGTCTGATGCTGGCGGACTTGAGCGACGCAACGGTAAGGATGGCTGCGAACGCTGAGAAAGCTTCCCCAAAGGGCTGAGTAGAAAGCCACAACTTTCCCCAGAGGGTATAGACAACTTTACCCACCGGGGAAATAATCGCCTCCACGCCCATTCCGGGCGCTGGAGGTTCCATGTCCCTTGCCCCCCTTCTCGCGCTCCATGAAGCGCTTCAAGAGGCCGAGCAGTTCGTCGCCGGCTTCGAGAACGATCCCCACCAAGAAACCGATGTCGGCCTGCTGCTGAAGAAGCTGCGCGGCCAGGTCGACGTCGTGCGCGTCACCATCGACATCACGCGCGCCCATGACGCAACCCAGATTGCGACGACCAGCGTTGCCGGCATCCGCGAGGAGCTGGGCCTGCGAGGTGCAGCATGAGCACCGTCCAGCCCATGCTCAACCTGGTGGAGCACCTCACCAGCGCTCCCGGCGGCCAGCCCAACCCCATCACCGCCAGCCTGCTGCTGTCCTGGCTTGCCTACCCGCTGCAGCACCCCGACGGCAAGCTCACCAAAGCCATGGTGCTGCGCGGCCCGCGCGGGAACGGCACGGCCATGCTGCTGGACGCCATGGCGCTGATCCACGGCGCCGCCTACCTGCCGCTGGGCCACGTGGACCTTCTCACCTCACACATCAATGGATTCCTGTCGGGCAAGCGCCTGGTGCGGCTCGACGAGATCCCGAAACTGGAGGAACAGCGGGCCCAGCTCAAAGCCCTGATCAGCCAGCCCGCTTTGCGCACCCACGCGAACGGCCGCAGCCCCCGCGTGGAACTCAATCGCCTGAATTTCGTTTTCGTGACGAGCGATGCCAACCCGCTCGGCACAGACGATCGGCGTTATTTCGCTATCGACACAGCCCGAACGGCCATCAGCTCGCCCGCGCTGTTCCGCGAACTGATTCACTGGCGCGGCCGTGGCGGCGCTGTCGATTTCGGGGAGTACTTGAGGCAGTACCAACTGGACCAGGACTTCCTGCTGGAGCACGCGGTCGCTGGAGGCGCAGCATGAACCTCACACTGCACTTCACCGAGTGGGAATGCGGCCACCACCAGGAGAGGCCGGCCGACATACAGGTCAGCAGCATGGAACAGGCCGCGCAGATCCTCGCCGCGCTCTCGCACAGCATCAGCCAGCCCGGGCATGCACACGGCGTGCTGATGGATGAAGCCTATGCCACACCCATCTACCTGACCGACGACTACTTCAGCGTGGGCCACGGCGAAAGTGGCGTGATGCCCAAGAGCCTATTCTTCGGCTGCGGCTCTGAGCGCCCCACCCTCTTCTACGGCACTGAAGCGGAAATCGCCAAGCTTGAGAGCGAGGCCTACGCACACACAGCCGAATGGGTGTATGGCGGCGCCCTGGCGCGCTGGGATGGCAAATCGTTCTTCGACGACAGCGTTGCAATGACCACGCTCAGCCTGGCCGAGCTGGAGGCCTTGGCAGACCCGGACCGGCTCCCCAAGACGCGCGATCTGTTCGATCTGCCACCGATCTTCCGGCCGGCCAGCGATGCGCTGCAGGAGCTGCAGGCCGACATCGACGAGAACAACGGCGTCGAGCCGCCCTACGAGCTGCCCCACCCGCTGGAATGCAAAACGCTCCTGCCTGCGCACGGTGCCCTGCCAATCACGATCGAGTACTGCGCCAAAGGCTACCAGGCCAAGGTCCGCGAAGAATACGACGCCCTCGGGGCATATGAGCTGGAGGCCTTCGTCGTGTACCGATACCACGCAGGTGTCTGCGCCCCCTTCTACATCGGGACGGCGGCATCCTTTGTTCATGGCCGGCTGTACAGGTCCGAGAACATCCACATGGTGCCGGACTGCTACGGCAACCTGACCGAGGTGCGGCCATGGTGAACATCTACCGCGTTCGCGTCGCCGGCCGCACGTTCACCGGCGCCTACTTGAGCGGCGGCCTGGCCGTCATCCTGGCGCAGTGCTTCCACCGCGCGCACAGCGCATCAGCCATCCGGGTGCAGCCATGAGCAAGCCGCACATTGAACTGGATGGGCCGCACCCCAATCGCCGGCATCAACGCATCGTGCGCCGTCAACTGCAGGCCCTGGCAGCCATTGCTGCGGCTCTGATCGCAGGCCCTTTCATCGCCTCGGCAATCCACCTGTTCACCGGAGGCTGACCATGGAGCTGCGCATTCAAGGCCAGGTCACCGCCTGTGTCTGCCGCACCACCACGGATGGCCGACCGGTGCTCGAGGTCGAACTCAAGACGCAGGACGGCCAGGCCGTGCATGCCCGGCACATCTACCCAGACAGCACCGCCAGCAGCAGCCATGCCGCCATGACGCTGGCGCGCCAGCTCAAGGGCCAGCAGGCCGAGCTGTACACAACCGCCCCCCGCTTCACCTGGCAGCGCATGGACTGCCTGGCCCAACTCATCCGCGCCGTTTCCACGGCCAGCCCCCGCAAGGATCTAGCATGAAACCCGCCCTGACCCCCATCAACCACGGCGCCGGCTTTGGCACAAATCGCCGTGCCATCGACTCTGCGCAAGAGCCTGTGCCATCCGCCAAGGCGCTGCGCCAACGCCGCATGCGCGAGCGCGTGACCACCCCCGTGCGCGAGCAACCGATCCGGGCCAGCACCACCAAGGGCACCCTGGTGGCAACGGAGCTGCAGCCTTCCGTGCACCCGGGCGCCATGGACGCCTTCAAGCTGCCCAGCCTGATCAGCGGCAAGCGCGTGTACCCCCGGGGGCACTCATGAGCAAGCCCGCCTGCAGGGCCTGCTCGCACTGGCAGCCCGACACCAGCGACGCCCGCATGGTGCGCCTGGGCTTCGCCCACTGCGGCAAGCGGTACGCACCAGGCCACACGTTCGCGGCCACAACGCAGTGCGATCAATTCGACCCCATGCCCACCGAGCTGCTCGACGCGCGCCGCAAGGTAGCCGCCGAGCGCGTGCAGCAACTCAACGAAAAGGAGGCCAGCCGTGGCTCCCAAAAGTAAAGACCCCCTGATCGACCGCGATGTCGTCATCAGCGCCGAGGCCACTGGCAAGGGTGGCAAGCCCCACCCCCAGGCCGGCCAGCGCGGCAAGGTGATCGGTAAGACGCCCGGCGGGCGCCAGTATCAGATCGCCGTGGGCGACAGCCTTGTCAACCTGCCCATGGATGCCTTCGAGGTCGTGAACGATCGCGGCCCCGCTGATGCAGCCAGCCAGCACCCCACGCTGCCCATCATCCAGATCGTGCCCAGCCGCACCAATCGCCGCGTGGTCGAGGACGATGCGTTGCACGACATGGCCGCCACCATGAAGCTGTACGGCGTGCTGCAGCCACTGCTGGTGCGCCGCCTGCCGGCCGAGCGCCTGCAGGACACCTTCGAGGACGCGGCCACGCGCCACGCAACGCACGAAATCATCGCCGGCGAGCGCCGCTACCGCGCCGCCCAGATCGCCGGCCTGCGTGCCGTCCCCATCGTCGAGCGGGATGCGGACAACATGCAGGCCCAGCTGATGCAGCTGATCGAAAACCTGCACCGCATTGACCTCAACCCGCTGGACGAAGCCCTGGGCGTGCAGCGCCTGGTCGAAGACCACGGCATGAATGCCGACACAGCGGGCGAGGCCCTGCGCAAGAGCCGCACCCATGTGTTCGAGTCCCTGCGTCTGCTGACGTTGTGCCCCGAGGCCATCACCGGCCTCAAGGCAGGCACGCTCACGCGCAGCGTGGCCCTGCTGGTGGCCCAGCGGCCCACGCAGGCCATCCAGGCCGAGTACACGCAGCGCGTGCTCACCGGCGGCCCTGACAACGGCCCCATGAGCTACCGCAACGCGCTGGACCTGGCACGCCGCAGCTACATGCTCAAGCTGGACCAGGCCCCTTTCGCGCTCGACGACGCGACCCTGTGCCCTGCTGCCGGCGCGTGCACGGTCTGCCCCAAGCACACAGGCGCGTCTCCCGAGCTATGGGACAAGAGCGATGCAGACGTCTGTACTGACACCGCCTGCTTTGCCGACAAAAAAGAGGCCCACTTCGACCGCGTCAAAGCCCAGGCCCAGCAGCGCGGGCAGCAGATCATCACCGGCCGCCAGGCCCGCGACATCATGCCCAGCGAGAACGGTGCGCCACGCGGCTACCTGCTGCTGGACAAGCCCAGCCAGGGCAGCAGCGCGCCCGTGCGCCAGGTGCTCGGCCAGGACGTTCCGGCGGCCAGCGTGGTGCTGATCGAGGCGCCCAGCGGCAACCTGGTGGAGGCTGTGGCAACGCACACCGCCAGCGCGTCCGTGAAGGTCAAGGGCGAGCGCCAGGCGGCGGCCAAGGCCCAGGCCGAGCCACCAGCCGAGCCCACGCGGGAAGCGCTGCAGCGCGAGTACGAAATGCGCTGGCGCGAGCGCGCGGCGGAGGCAACGATCGACGGGCTCCTGCAGTGCCTGCCCGAAGGGCTGGACCATATTCCCAGCCGCATTGCCCTGCAGATCCTGAAACTGCTGGCCGTCCAGACCCCCCCTCGCCTCCTGTACCGCATGTTCCAGGTGGACGGCAAGGATGGTCGGGCAGAAATGGATCTAGAGAATGCCCTGGAGGATCTCGCGGAGCAGGATCTACCCGCTCAGATCCAGTACATGCTCATGATGGGCTGCACCCTCGGCCTGGACCAGGGAGATCCACTCCTCGAGGACTTGGTGGACCTGTCCAACGTGGATCTCGAGTCGATCCAAAGCCAAGTGCAAGACGAGATGAAAGCCGAGGCCGCCGCACGCGCAGGCAAGGCAGCACCCACAGACAAGGCCACACCCAAACTCAAGAAGGGCAAGGCCACTGCCTCAGAGGCCAGCCGCGCGATCGCCGACGCGATGGCCGCCGCCGAGGTCACCACGCCCAACTCTATTGAACCGCTGCAGCAGGTCCGTATCCGCGTCGACCTGCGCGGACCCGGCAAGAAGCTCCTGCCCACCAGGGGACGCCTGGCCATGGTCACCGAGCGCCTCGGCGACCGCGCGTGGCTGATCGAGCTGCCCATCGATCCCGAGGTCGACCTGCTCAACGAAGACGCCCTGGACGCGGCCGAGCGCTGGAACCTGAGCGCCGACTACACCGAGCTGGAAATCATCAATACCGAGCAACAGGAGGCACGCCAATGACCACAACTTCTGATCGTGACAGCCACTTCTTCCTGGCCGGCTTCAACTGCCATATGCACCGCAATAACGCCAACATCGTGTGGAAGGAAGCTCTGGCCACGGCGCCTTCTGCATGTGCTGAGACCCATGGCTTAGTGGCGGCCTGCGAGGCCGTCATCGCCGAATGGTCTCGGCAGAAAGGCTTGTTCGCCGTTTTGTCACGGGACGGATGGATGGATGACCGCGTGGCCGAACTGCGTCTCGCCATCCAGACAGCACCTGCTAAGCCCGCGCCCACAGATTGCCCCCCGGCGCGCGTCGACGCACAGACCGAGCCCAGCCGCCACTCCGCACCGGGCTTCAGCGTGGACGCGACGGCCATGCTCGACCAGATCAAAAAGCTGGCCGAGGAACTGATCAAGCTATCGGCCAAGGCCCAGGTTGCGAGCCCTGAGACGCCTGCTGCGCCCGCTGAGCCGGCAGTGGTTACACGCCGGACGCTGAGGAGCAAAGCCGAGCGTGATGTGATCGACGAGCGCCGCCGCCAAGTGAGCGCTGAAGGCTGCTCCACCAAGCATGACGACGTGTATCAGGGTTCCGAACTCGCACTCGCAGCAGCTTGGTACGCAACCCCTCCATTCACTCGGTTTGCGCTCGACGCCAACGACATGGGCCTCTGGCCCCTTAGCTGGCTTCCCACCTCGTTCAAGCCGGGTGATCGCCGCCGCGAGCTGGTGAAATCTGGCGCGCTGATCATCGCCGAGCTGGAGCGCCTGGACCGTGACGCAGCCTTGGCAGCAGGCGAAGTGAAGCCTTGACCATGCAAAACCCCCAATTCATCCTGGGCCTCGAAGACGAGTTGGTCGTAGACGAATTCGCCTGCGGCGGCGGCATGTCCGAGGGCATCGAGCAGGCCATCGGGCGACATGTGGACATCGCCGTCAACCACGACAGCGATGCGTGCAGCATGCACGAAGCGAACCATCCCCAGACTGAGCACTACCGCAAGGACGTGTTCGAGGTCTGCCCGCGCAAGGCCACGCGCGGCCGGCCGGTGGGCCTTCTGCACATGTCGCCAGACTGCACCCATCACAGCCAGGCGCGCGGCGGCCAGCCGCGTTCCAAGAAGCTGCGCGGCCTGGCCTGGATCGGCGTGCGCTGGGCAGGCATGAAGCGTCCGCGCATCATCACGCTGGAGAACGTCAAGCAGATCCTGCTGTGGGGGCCGCTTATTGCGAAGCGCTGCCCCAAGACGCGCAGAGTCGTGAAACTGGACGGCACCGTGGCCGCACCCGGCGAGCGCGTGCCGGTGCACGACCAGCACCTGGTGCCCGACCCCAAGCATGTCGGCCGCACCTGGCGAGCGTTCGTGCGAGCGCTGGAGCGCCTGGGCTATGTCGTGGAGTGGCGCGTGCTCTGCGCTGCTGACTACGGCGCCCCGACGACGCGTAGCCGCCTGTTCATGGTGGCCCGCTGCGACGGCGCGCCCATCCAATGGCCCGAGCCCACGCACTTCAAGGAACCGAAGAAGGGGCAGAAGCGCTGGCGGTCGGCCGCCGAGTGCATCGACTGGAACATCCAGGGCCGCAGCATCTTCGAGCGCGACAAGCCGCTGGCCGATGCCACGATGCGGCGCATCGCCCACGGCATGAAGCGGTACGTGCTGGACAGTGCGGACCCGTTCATCGTGCAGATTGCAAACTGGTCACGGCATGGACTGTCCAGCGCGAAAGACCCGCTGTCCACTGTCACGGCTTGGCCGCGTGGTGGATCGCATGCGGTTGCTGCCCCTGTGATGGTGCAGGCCGGCCACGGCCAGGGCACGCCGGACGCGCCACGCTGGAGCTACGGGGCCAAGGATGTGCACCAGCCAGTGGGCACCGTGACGGCCAGCGGCGGCGGTCAGGCGCTGGCCGTGGGCACCATGGTGCAGATGGGCTACGGCGAGCTTGATGGCCAGGCCCCTCGCGCGCTGGACTTGGAGCAGCCCATGGGCACCGTGGTGGGCGCTGGCAAGTTCGCAGCCGTGGCCGCATTTGTCGAACAGGCGAACGGCGGATTCAATGCCACGCCGGCCCACGATGCCCGCTCGCCGATGACCACCAGCACGGCCAGCGGATCGCAGCAGCGCGTCGTCACCGCCCACCTGACCACGATGCGCAGGAACTGCATCGGCAAGGAAATGCGGGAGCCAGTGCCCGCAGTGACTGCCGGCGCGGAACACCACGCACTGGTCGAGTACCACCTATCACCCGAGGCAGAGGTCGGTGCACTGCGCGTGGCTGCATTCCTGATCCGCTACTACGGCCAGGGCGGCCAGCTCGGCGAGCTGCGCGAGCCCATGGCCACCAGCACCACCAAAGATCGGCTGGCACTGGTCACGGTCTGGCTGCGCGGCACGCCCTACGTGGTCGTGGACATCCAGCTGCGCATGCTCACGCCGCGCGAACTCTACAACGCCAACGACTTCCCCCGCACTTATGTCATCGACCGTGGGCACGACGGCCGCGTCTTCTCCAAAACCACCCAGGTGCGCATGTGCGGCAACGCCGTGCCGCCATCGCTGGGCAGAGCCGTCATCGCGGCGAACTGGAACAGCCGAGCAGCACTGAGGAAAGCAGCATGATCCCCGCACTGAGCATCCGCCAACCCTGGGCCTGGCTCATCGTCCACGGTCACAAGGATATCGAAAACCGCGACTGGAACACCACGTTTCGCGGCAACGTGCTGGTGCACGCCGGCCTCACGATGACCCGGGCCTACTACGACCAGATCACCGAGGAGCTGGGCAACGCCGGCATGCTTCCCGCCAGCGGGCTTCCTGCGTACGAGGAGCTGCAGCGGGGCGGTTTGGTTGGCTGGACCCGCATCGTGGACTGCGTGGAGCACAGCACGTCGAAGTGGAAACAGGAGGGCAGCTTTGGCTTTGTCCTGCGCGACAGCCGACCTATGCCCTTCGTGCCATGGAAGGGTCGCCTGCAGTTTTTCAACGTCCCAGAACACGCACTGGAGGCACGCAGCGATGACCAGCGCTGACACTGAAATCTTCACAGTCGAAGACCTTGCCGCGATGTTCGACTGCGACGAGGAAACAGCCTCGGCGCGCCTGAAGTGCGGAGACCTGCCCGGCCTCAAAGTGGGCCGTGGCTGGATCATTCCGCGCCAGGCCCTTTTCGAGCGCCTGAATGAAATGGCGCTCGAAGAAGCGGCCGCAAGGCGCGCCCAACTGGAGGCAACACGCGGCGTAGCTCAGCGGCGCGGCAAGGCCGCACAGGCCGCGTCTGCAGCCCCTGCGGTCGCACCGCCGGCAGTACTCCTGCCAACCGCTACCCCCAAGCCGCGTGGCCGCCAACGGCGCGTGCCACCTCCCCTGCCGCCGCTGGCTGCGGCCGGCTGCTAAGACCACATCCGGGCCGCCAGATCTTCCGCACGGAAGCTGGCGTACCGCTGAGCCATCTTGCTGCCAGGCGCCCAGCCCATGATGCGGTGAATCTCTGCCTCGCGGAACATCCAGTCCCCTGTCTTGGTACGCATCTCGAACCATAGGCACGTCGCCTCATGCCGCAGGTCGTGCTCCGTCAGACCGTCGCACTGCGCATAGCTGAACAGGCTGGCGAACCGATTGGACAGCCGCGACGAGACCCTGGCCAGCTCCTGCGCATCCTCTTCCCCCGTCCACCACGGAAACACCAGCTGCTGCTCGCCATCATCCGGCAGGGCCTGCAGGTAGGCCTCCAGCACCCCGAGCAGCTCGGGCCGAATGGGCACCTCGCGGTACTTGACCTTTCCGTGCCACTGCTTGCTAGCCTTGGCGCGGATGACCCGCGTCGCCAGGCCGAACTGCCCACGCCGAAGCGTATAGGCCTCGCGCAGCCGCAGTCCGGTGTACAGGATCAGCAGGAACATTGCGCGCAGGGCTGGCGCATCGTCCAGCTTGATGGTGCGCTCGCGGTCCGGCCGCCGCTCGCCGGCCAGCACCCGTTCGATGCGCTCCAGCTCGCCAGGCAGCAGCCGCCGCTCGCGCTGGACATCTTCCTTGGCAACCTTGGGCCTGGCCTGGTCCCCGGCCGCAGCGTTGAGCGCCTCGATGTCGGCCCGGTCCTTCGGGGTGTATGTGGCCGCACCCTTTGGCAACAGACGCAGCGGATTGCCCACCATGGCGTCGGGATGCTGCCGCAGCCACCAATCCAGGCAGCGTGACAGAGAGCCCACGCGCTTGCGGATGGTGCCCGGCGAGAAATTGCGCTCCAGCTTGAGGCTGCGCACCCAGGCCTCGGCCCATTTGTAGGTGAGGTCGGCGATCAGCACCTTGCCCACCTCATCGACCAGCAGCTCGAGGACCGGGATGTCGGTGGCCGCCGGCTGGCCTGTGTTGATCCAAGCCACCAGCACGAATCGCAGCCGCTCAGTGGGCTTCGGGGCTGAAGCCGTCTGCTGCACCAGGCCCGCCGGCACCACCCCGGCAGCGAGCAGCTGGTCGACCTGCTGGCCGTACTGCTCAGCCTCGGCCTGGTCGTCGAACGTCATATAGACCGGCTTCGGCAGCAGCTTGCTGCGAATCGTCAGCTCATATCGCCCTCGGGGCGTTTTGCGCACACTCGACAAACTCACCTCCCTGTGAAGTTCGGCCGGAGTGTACTCACCTCATCGACAAACTATGCAAATTAGGCGTGGTTCGACCGCAGTTTCTGCGCGGTTTGAGATCGATTGAGCCTATATTGAATCGTGCCGGAAATGAAAAAAGGCCCCGAAGGGCCTTATAAGTATTTGATTTTCTTTAATATTCTTGGAGGCGCGAACCAGAGTCGAACTGGTCTAACCGGATTTGCAATCCGGGGCATAACCGCTTTGCTATCGCGCCAAGATCACTATCAAACAACTACAGCATTGCTGCAGTTTTTAAAAACTGGAGCGGGAAAACGGGTTCGAACCGTCGACCTCAACCTTGGCAAGGTTGCGCTCTACCAACTGAGCTATTCCCGCAAACATTCAAGCAACTACCCGTCACCTGAATCGAACGTACACAAGGCACATTCAAAACTGGAGCGGGAAACGAGTCATGCACTAGAGCGCTAAGTCTCTGTTTCCCAATCACTTTCTCCACTGTGGTGATCAGCGAAGAACTTAATTATAGCCTTGTTTTTCGCCCTCGGCAACAAAGTTCATCCAACCACTTCCACCAGCGTCCAAGGATGGTCCATCCACCCTCCGTTACGTCTGATGCGTCGAGCTGCTCAGCGGGGTCGCTATCGAACTCCAACTTGCGACGATCATGACTTGCGCTCGCTCCGCAGGCAGCGCGGGGTGGTGGCGCGTGGACTGCCTGGCACCTGGACGGCTGTAGGACACGACCGCCGGCATCGGAATACCGCAAGTACTCATCTTTACATCGCTGCGGCTAACTTCGTCGCAGCGCAACGCGGCGCCAGTGTAGTGGCGGCCAGCCTCAACGAAGGCGTGCAGCAATCCGATTCATCTGCTCGATCTCCGCGCGCTGGCCATCGGAAATCGCTTGGCATAGGTTGACGAGTTCCGGATCTGAGAGCTGCGCCTCGCGGCACATGAGGATAGCTCCCGAATGGTGCGGGACCATAGACGCGATGAACTGTCGATCGCCGATTCCGGTTTGAGCACGGGTAGCGGCAAAAGAACCGAGTGTGAGAACGGC